TCAAGTCAGGGGTCAAGTCTTGAATCAAGTCTCTTATCAAGTCAGGAATCAAGTCTGGGATCAAGTCGAGAATCAAGTCAGGGATCAAGTCAGGGGTCAAGTCGGGGATCAGCTAAATGAAACCAGTTAAAAAACAAGTTTTGAATCAAGTCTCAGGTCAAGTTTTGGATTAAGTTAGGTATGAATCATATAAATAAAATTTCATTTAAGAGAATAGGTGTATAATGGCGTACAGTGTATTTGATTCTAGCAATAAGAAAGATTCTTCAAAAGTAAATTGTTTCTTTGATAGCCCACCAACTATTGCAAGGTATGATAAGCAAAAGTACAGTTGGTTGGAAAAATTAACCGAAAAACAACTTGGTTTCTTTTGGCAACCTTCTGAAATCGACATCTATAAAGATTCGAAGGATTTTAAAGATCTTACAAATCACGAACAACATATATTCACATCAAATCTAAAAAGGCAAATTCTCCTTGATTCAGTTCAGGGGAGAGCACCAACAACAGCTTTTGGTCCTATTTGTTCCCTTCCAGAACTCGAAACATGGATCACTACCTGGTCATTTAGCGAAACAATACACAGCAGAAGTTATACCCACATTATTAGGAACATATATCCGAATCCCTCTAAAGTATTTGATGGGATAATGGATATCAATGAAATTGTTGACTGCGCAAAAGATATTAGTAAGTATTACGATAAATTGATTGAGTTTAACAACGAATTAAATCATACAGGTAAAATTGGTATTAACCAATTTGGGCCAGTAGAACACAAGAAAGCGTTGTGGCTTGCTCTCATGTCAGTCAATGTGCTTGAAGGCATACGTTTCTATGTGTCGTTCGCATGTTCATGGGCGTTTGCTGAGGTCAAAAAGATGGAAGGAAATGCAAAGATAATCAAGTTTATTGCAAGAGATGAAAATCTACATCTAGCCGGTACACAACAACTACTCAAGGCGCTACAAAAAGAGGATAATGATTTTACAATCATAGCTGAAAGCTCAAAAGAACAATCGATTAAATTGTTTTGTGATGCTGTTGAACAAGAAAAACAATGGGCCAAATATCTATTCGCAAATGGATCAATGATTGGTTTGAATGAAGCTCTCTTAATTGAATACATTGAATGGATTGCTAATAAACGTATGACAGCTGTTGGATTGCCATCACCATATAAAAGCGGTAGTAATCCACTACCCTGGACAACAAAGTGGATCAGTGGCGCTGAAGTGCAGGTCGCGCCTCAAGAAACAGAGATAACCAGCTATTTGGTTGGTGGCGTCAAACAAGACGTGACAAACAACACATTTAAAGGGTTTTCGTTGTGATATCTTTTATAATACCGTGTTATAATGAAGAAAAACACATAAGAGAATGCATAAGGTCAATCAAGTCAAATATACAATATATACAATATGAAATAATTGTTGTCGACAACAACTGTAGTGATGATACTGCTAAAATAGCTAATGAGGAACAAGTTACAGTAATTGAGGAAAAACGTAAGGGTGTTGTGTTTGCTAGACAGGCTGGTTATGAGAACGCGAAGGGTGATCTTATTGCAAATATAGACGCTGATTCAAAGATAACCAAAGGATGGGTGTGGGTTGCTCTTAAACAAATTTTAAATGATGATGTTATCGCAGTAACTGGTCCTCTTGAATATGAGAATAGTAGTAGCAGTTTGAAGCTTCTGACTAAGATATTTTATTGGGCAGCCAATATAAGTAATAAGTATGTTGGAGTGTTTTTACAGGGTGGAAATTCTATGATAAAGAAGTCCGCTCTTGATGCAGTCAGTGGTTATGATTTAAACATAGCTTTCTATGGCGAAGACACTATGACTGCCAAGCGTATACAGCATCTAGGTAAGATAGTATTTGAACCAGATCTTATATCAATTTCTTCACCAAGAAGAATAAATGAACAGGGGCTAGTAAAGACTATTTGGTTATATCTTATTAATTATTTGTCGGTGACCTTCAAGGATAAATCATTAACAAACGATTATAAGGATCATAGATGAACGAGTATAAATCAGTTTTTATATCTGATGTCCATCTTGGTACCAAGATGTGTCAGGCTGATAAATTACTTGATTTTATTAAATCATTTGAGTGTGATAGAATATACCTTGTTGGTGATATTGTAGATTGTTGGGCTTTAAAAAGCAACAAGTATTGGCCACAGAGTCATAATGATGTTATTCAAAAGTTGTTAAGAAAAGCCAGAAAAGGAACAGAGATAATCTATATTCCAGGCAATCACGACGAAATGATGCGGGAATATGGTGATTTTGAATTTGGTCATATTCTTCTCTGTAAGGAAAGTACTCATATATCCCAGAATGGACAGATATATCTTGTAACACATGGCGACCAATTTGATGTCGTGATTAATCATGCAAAATGGCTTGCTCATCTTGGGTCTTGGGCTTATGATATGAGCATACTTTTTAGCATGGCATTAAATCGTATTAGAACATTATTAGGTTTGCCATACTGGTCTCTTTCTTCTTACCTTAAACAGACTGTAAAAAGTTCGGTAAATTTTATTGGTGGTTTTGAAGAAACACTATCTAATTACGTAAAATCAAAAAGATATAATGGTATTATATGTGGTCATATTCATCATGCGAATATGAGAGATATATGTGGTATTAAATATATGAATTGTGGTGACTGGGTAGAAAGCTGTACTGCATTAGTCGAACACAAAGACGGAAGTTGGGAGATAATCGAATGGCCAAAACAAGAAAATTAATAGAGAGGCTAAACCTAGCTGTCCTATCAGGTGATAAAATTAAAGAAAAAAAAATTTGGTTTAAGCTATTGATTAAGTCTTTAAAGGGTAAAAAAACATTTAATGTAAGATGACTGGAAAGATAATACTTCTAACTGATATATATGAGTTAAGGAAGAAGAAAGAAGAAGAGTTGGTGTTCTATCACGAGCAACTCGAAAAACTTCGAAACAAGATGTTCTTTGTTCAGAAAGAGATTGATCTAACAAATTTTATAATTGATATAATTGAACAAGAAAAAGTTATCGACATTAAACAATTATTAAAGGAAAAGAAAAATGATTAGCTGTCAAGAGTGTGAAGCAGAATTTACAATTGAACATGACCAACTAAGTGAACCAGAATTTTGTCCTTTTTGTGGTTCTAAGCTAACATACGACGATGAAGACTTAGAAGACGATGATATTGACGAGTATTGAATAAATATTGCCAAAGGAGACTTTGGCAATGTGGGTTTACAATAAAACAATATTTGATGAAATACCAGAAGGAATGGTTGGGTTTGTTTATCTTATAACAAACCTAATGAACGATAGAAAATATATTGGGAAAAAGAATTTTTATTTCTCAAAAACTAGACAGATTAAAGGTAAGAAAAAAAGATTCAAAATTGAATCAGATTGGAAATCTTACTATGGTTCTAATAAAGAACTGATAAAAGATATTGAAAAATTTGGCGAAAAGGCATTCAGAAGAGAGATACTTCATCTGTGTAAGTCTAAAGGCGACTTTGCATATCTAGAAGCTAAGGAACAGTTCGACAGGAAAGTGTTGGAGTCTGATCTCTATTATAATGACTGGATAATGTGCAGAATTCATGGTAAGCACTTGACAATCAACAAGCGATAGAGTAATATAAAGGTAAACCGAAATCTGAAGAACATAGAAAAAAACTTTTCAGAGCGAATGTGCGGGCTTGATGGAATTGGTATACATATCAGACTTAAAATCTGAGTTTTGGGGGTTCGAGTCCCCCAGCCCGTACCACTTTACTTTATTCCGACCGTGGGCACCAAATTCATAAACTTTAGGATTTTTTATGACAGAAAAAAATGATATTATCACTGCGCATCTTATATTTGATGATGACAAAAGAGTTACTATCTCTCCCGGGAAAAGGGAAAGAGATTGGATGGATGATACTCAAGAAAAGTATGCATATCGGTGTTTACCATTGACAATGGCTAACATGCATGGATGGGAAATATATCCAAACGAAACAATATCTTTTATCTGGAATGGTGGTAATAATACAGAAGATATTAAAATAATAAGTGGTAAATCTATAGCATCGAGTATATTTGGTAATGGTATAATTACCATGCATATCATGCATATGATAACGACATCTGAAGATTATAATCTTTATATTACTGGTAGCCCGAATTTTTTTATCCCTAGTATCCATCCATTAACAGGTATTTTTGAATCTAATTGGGCTCCGTATACATTTACGATGAATTGGAAAATTGCAGAACCAAATAAAATTATTAAATTTACAAAAAATGACCCTATTTGTTTCTTTTTTCCAATTAATAAAAATTTGATTGAGAAATTTGAAATGAAGATTCAACCACTTTCGAAATCTCCAGAACTAAAGAAACATTATGAAGAATTTGATAAATCGCGATTAGAATTTATGGCGTATAATATGGATCCAAAAAATCAACCGATCGATCCAAAAAACTCTTGGCAGAAACGTTATTTTCAAGGTAAATATCCAAATGGAGAAAGTTGTCCTTTTGGAGCGCATAAGACTAAATTTAAACTTGATACCCCATCAGAATAGTAAAGAGTAATGATATGCAAAGGGAATTTGATATTGAACAAGTCAAAAGCTTTATCCGTAACAGTTCAGAATCTACCTCAGTTTATATTGGAGCAGATTCTGAACGTTACCGTGATAGGAATGGCGACTGGAGAGCCGACTATACTGTTGCCATTGTTGTTCATATGGACTCATCTCGTGGATGTAAGGTTTTCGGAAAAGTAGATTCTGAAAGAGATTTCGATAAGAAACATGATAGACCAGCATTTAGATTGATGAATGAGGTTTATCGCGCTGCTCAGATGTATCTTGATTTATTTGATTCAATTGGTGATCGTCACTGTGAAGTGCATTTGGACTTGAATCCGGACGAAGTTCATGGATCATCTTGCGTTATCCAACAGGCAACTGGTTATATTCGTGGTCTTTGTGGATTTGCACCAAAAGTTAAGCCGGAAGCTTTCGCTGCGAGTTACGCTGCTGACCGCCTGAAGGAGATACTTGAGTCGTAATGGACATTTGGTTAACTATTAGTGCCAAATTTGTTTCTTGGTTACTTTCTATTATAAATTTTGGTAATATTAGACAAGAATACTACGATCAGAAAAAAGAACATGAGATAATGTGGACAACTTTATACGATATTTCTAGAATGCATAAATCTCATCCATCAGGCGAAATGGCTGAAAAAACTCTTAATAATATAAAGAACATATACACTCGTTACTAAAATAGTTTAATCATTTGGGTCGATAGCCAAGCGGTGAAGGCTCGCTGCTCATAACAGCGCGATCG